AAGAAGATGTTAAGTCTTACCTACCATTGCCAACCCTAAGGGATTTAGGAAAGGTAGCAACCTAATATTACAGCACTAAAAGAAAAGAATAATTACATTTCATTATCCCCCGAGTGGTTGGTGTTATTAATACCTACACACACGAACTCAAAATTCTTGTATTTTCTATCAAAATATTCGTAATCGGTAGTAACGGCCTCTAAATTAAGCCCGGTTTCCCTGTTGTACATTTTGATTCGATTATTTATTTCTTTAAGCATACTTAAATAATAATCTCTGCCATGCATATAACTTTCTTGCAAAGCTGTTTCACAATTTAAAATTGTAGCTTGATGATCGTCATCGCTTTTATGGATCCATTGTATAATATTTTCAACAATGTCTCTTCTTAATGGTGCTTTGATATACTCACCATCTTTAACAAAGTTTCGTTTTAAAAAGAAGATATCATTCGGTTTCTTTTCAATAAACGTGGTTGATTCTTTGTCACCCGGTGTAATGTTCATTCCTAATTGCTGCATGTAAGGTTGAATGTTGGTTCCATTGAAATCTATTGGACACAAAGGGTCCACTGATATAACAATATCATCTCCATACATAATACTAGCAACATAACTTCTATACTCAGTTAAGTTTGTATCAGGATTCATTTGATTCCATACATAATACATTAATATATCATGCACTATACAATTTAGTTCAGCTGTTATTGCGCATCCACTACATTGACCACTGCTTTTGACAAATAATTTGTCTTTAACTATGATCGTAGTATGCACTAAGTCATAGAGTAAAACTCTACGAACTAAGCCTTCTTCACTGTTGTTATCGACTCCGTAATAATGATTTACTATTGTCGAAACTGCAGCGATAAAGTCTGGATGTAAGTGCTGATCCCAATTTGCATAATCAAAATCTTCCCAAAAACTATTCTTTTCTTTAAGTTTGTCATAAACTTTACGCCATTGAGTGGCTGGATCTAACCCGACACATGATGTTATAGTGCCTGCTTTTAGATGTTGAGCAGCTATAAAAGCTCCAAAATACTTTTTGATAAGTAGATTATAGTCCATGGGTAAACAAATGAATGCTCTTGTTTTTCCTTCTTGAATTTTCTTTATCGGTCTCGTCTCATCTTTTAGACAAGCGTAAGCAATAGTAGGCAAATTAATTCCTTTTCTTGCAGCGCTTTCACGTTGTTTGAGTCCACTCGATATAGAAGGTAACATTTCATATGCTTTTCCATAGCCTTCTGGTGGTGTTATTTCTTCGAACCATTCATACTTGCCTCCTATGGTTGTATTCTTACGTTGTAAAACGTATGGATAACCTGGAGAACTTCTCATGTTTAGTCGATTTAATAGTTTTGGTATACCATTTACCATTTCAAAATTACTTAATAAGCGTCTCTCAATTAAATCAGTATCTAAAGATACATCATATTCAATTTTCAATTCACTAATAACTTTATTCAAAATTTCTAAGTCTACCGTACCTATTGCATCGTCAAAACCCTGCATAGATCGTAAAATAATTGATTTACCAATTAAATCTTCATTCATTCTTTCGTCAAAGTTATTTAACACTGATGGTAATTGTGTTAATTCACTCTGTTTCTGGACTAATGATGGTATTATCTTTGTATTAGATTGAGAATTGACATAGTTCTTATTAGGTATGGTTCCTATATAGTTTAAACCACTTTGACCCAAATTAGATGGACATTTTAAGTCAACTATAGCTGATGTTGCGCTACAATTTTCTTCAAATAAATCTTGTAAATTTAGGTTGTCGTTAAAACTATCCATAGCTTGTTCAAGTTGTTGTCTGCTTACTGGTGTAAAATAACCAAATTGCGTTCGGTTATCTTGGCATGTTTGAACACCTAGAATTTTGTTCTGTAGTTTATTGCTAGTGCCTATCAATATTGATCCCGACATTCCTCTCATCACTGGACAGTTTGTTATATAACTGTTTAATACATCATAAACAACACCATGTTCCGTGTATGTTTCAGTATTTCTATGAATGATTGGTTTGGCTATCACATTATTGTAAACATTAAAATCTCCTTTATAAATAGATACGACTAACGATTTTTGATTAGTTACGTCACACTTTTCATTTGGGAAATGTGGCAGCATATTTTTAGCCGCTGCTATAGCATTACTACAATGGTATACTACTAAATCTGATGATCCGATTCGATAGCACCGG